AGGCCTCGTCGAGAAACGCCACCGCAGCTTCGGCCGTGATTTCGGGCAGGTCGGTGATGTCGATGTCCGCCAGCCCCTCTTCGGGCCAGGCATATGGCGCGCCGGTGTCGGGGTGGATGGCATAGGCCACGAACTGCTGCCCGAGGCAAAGCACTTCCAGCGGATGGCGCTTGATGCCCCGGAAGGGCTCGGTAGTGCGATAGACCAGCATGCGCTTCGGGGCCCGGCCAATGCGCAAGGCAGGTGTATCGCCGAGACGTTCCCGCGCCAGTTGCTCGATCCTTAGCGCCAAGTCTGCGTCGTCTTTGATATCGATATCGACCGCAGCAACTGCGCCGCCCACGATCCCGATGCCGCAATCGGGCCAGGACGACCATGTGGCCACCTCGACTTCGGTGGTGCCACGCTCGGCATGGCGATTCCATTCCGGGTAGTCCGCCCAAGCCCCGCGCTGGAAGCGGCCGGGCTTCTTCGTGCCCGGGCCGATGGGCAGGATGGCATAGCCATTTGTGACGAGCCGCGCGCCGAAGCGCGCCATGAAGGATGTGTCAGCCATCAGAAGGGCACCTCGGGGGTCATGGCGTCGAGGCGTTTACGGTCCTTGGCCGCAAGCTCGCGCAGGTGGTCGCAATATCCGGTGACGACCGCATCGATGAAGCGGTCCCATTCGGTCTCGGTCAGGGTGGCGAGATCGGATTTGCCGATGCTCTCGAGATACTCGCCGCCCATTTGGCCGCCGACTGTCATCGCCTCGGCCTCGTTCGGGGTGGGGTCGATCATGCCCTTCCTCCCATGGCAGATGTCCTGGCAGGTCCGGCTGCAGAGGTGCTTGCGGCTGGCATCGCGCCGCGGGTCGGAGAGCCGATAGTGGGGGTTGAACCAGCCAAACCCACGAGGTTGCCGGTGGCAGATGGCGCAGAGGCCGGTGTGGATTGGGCGCATGGATCAAACCTGTGGCCGGAGATTTCGACATAGCGGCCCGAGGGACGGACCGAGATTGCGCTGGGGCGGGCAAGACGCTTGGCCTCAGCGATGGCTTGAGCCACGGTAAGCGGCACCGGGCAGCCTGGCGCGCGCTTGCGCCACCACTCGGCGGCCTTCTGCCGGGCATAGCCTTGATGCTCGATGCAGACCCATTCGCTGTAGGACTTCAGCCCGCAGCTGTAGGTGACCTTCAGCGAGGGCAGCCCGCCAAGCTTGTCATGGCGGCTGTAGGAGACGCCGTGGACCGGCAGCCATTGGACGTTCGGAGAAAGGACGGGAAGTGTGGCCGCCGTAGGCGCGATTTTGACCTCACGGGCCGGGAAGACGTAACCGCAGTCCGGGCATTCCGTAGCCGAGAGCGCGATGATGCTCTCGCATTCGGGGCAGACCTTGGTCGGGGCCTCGCCACCACCGGCCTCGCCGGGCCGTCGGGGCCGCACCAGATCGATCGGCCCGTGGCGGCGGACATTGCCGGCAAAATCGAGGACCAGGCAGTTTTCCTTGCCCGGCGCGAGGCGCGTGCCGCGGCCCACCATCTGCACATAGAGCCCTGCGGACTTGGTGGGACGCAGGAGCGCGATCAGATCAACAGCGGGGGCGTTGAAGCCGGTGGTCAGCACGCCCACCGAGGCCAGCGCGCGGATTTCGCCGCGCTTGAAGGCGGCGATGATGGCATCGCGCTCCTCCTTCGGCGTGTCGCCGAAGATCGTACGACAGGTGATGCCTTGGCGGGCAAACTCTTCTGCCACATGGCGCGCATGATCCACGCCGGAGCAGAAGGCCAGCCAGGATTTCCGCTCGCGCCCGTGCTCGATGATCTCGGTGACCGCCGCCCGCGTGATGGCCTCCTTGTCGACGGCTGCTGCCAAGTCACGCTGGATGAAATCGCCTGCGCGGGTACCGACCTTCGAGACATCCAGCCGCGTGGCGGGCTGTTTCGAGACCAACGGGCTGAGATAGCCGGCGTCGATAAGATCCCGCACCGGTGCCTCGTAGGCGATATCGGTGAAGAGTGCGTTCTTGCCCTCGTGCAACATGCCGCTGTCGACCCGGAACGGCGTGGCGGTCAGCCCGATCACCTTCAGCGCGGGGTTCATGCGGGTCAGGCCGTCCAAAAACCGGCGGTACATGGTGCTGGAATTGCTGGGGATGAGATGGGCCTCATCGATCAAGACCAGATCGGTGTGGCCGACCTCCTGCGCGCGGCGATGGATCGACTGGATGCCTGCGAAGAGAATGCGAGCCTGTGCCTCGCGCTTGCCCAAGCCCGCCGAATAGATGCCGGCCGGGGCCTCGGGCCAGAGGCTCATCATCTCGGCATGGTTCTGGGCGATCAGCTCGCGGACATGGGTCACGATCAGGATGCGCTGGTCGTGCCAGGCTTTCAGCACGCCCTCGATGAAGGCGGCCATCACCAAGCTCTTGCCCCCGGCAGTCGGGATCACCACCAGCGGGTTGCACTTGTTGTTCTGGAAATAGCCGTAGATCGCAGTGATCGCGGCCTGTTGATAGGGGCGCAGGGTCAGCATGGCACGGCCTCCGTTGTGCGGGCGTCGTTTGCCCAGGTCGAGCCATCGGCCATGCGGTAGGTGACGACATCGTCGCCCGCATCGATGACCTCGCCGGGGACGAGATCTGGGATGAAGAGATGGCGGGTGCAGGCCGCACGCTGCTCGGCGGGTGCCAGCATTCGGTCGTGGCGGGCGCAGTGCCAGCCGCCGTCAACGGGCGTCGCATGCAGACAGGACCGGCAGGTCACGGCCGCCCCACTACCCTCGTGGCAGACGGCATGGTGATCGCAGAACCGGCACTCGAACCATGCCGGGTCCTCGCTGATCCGCACAGGCGGATGCTGGGCGAAGATGATCCGGCCTGCCTTGTCCAACAGGCGCTCTGCCATGGCGCTGTCGGCCTCAATACGCTCGATGTGCAGCGCGTCGGTGTCCTTGCAGACCGCGACGTACAGGGCACGGGTGATCCCCGTCAGATGCATGTAGATCTGCATCTGCGCGGCATGCTGGGGCTTGGCCAGCACCACGCCTTTGGAGGTCAGTTCGGTGAAGCTCTTGACCCCATGGGTCTTGAACTCCAGCACATGCCAGGTTTTCGGGGCCTCGAGGATGCCCATGGCCACGCCGTCAAGCGACCCGCCGAAATGGCCGCCATGGGCCTCGACGCGGAACTGCCGGCCGGTTTCCGGATCAACTTCGAGTACCGTTGCACCAGTGGCGCGCAGATTGCGCACAAGGCGGTCCTCTTCCAACTGGCCGGTCTCGAAGAGGCGCAGCAGGCGGCCGGAATGGCGCGCGGGCGTGACCCAGCGGAAATCGTACCAGAGCGCGCGGGCGCAGGATTTGCCGATGATCGAGGCGCCGAGGTGGTCGCGAAAGCCATCGCCTTGGCGCGCCTCATAATCGGCATAGATCGCCGTCAGCGTTGGCGTTGGGGCTTCGGGAAGCTCGGCCATCACAGACCCTCCCGTTCACTGCGGGCCTGTGCCTCGGCCAGAATGCCGCTCCAGGTTTCTGGATCATGGCGCTCGCGCAGAACGCCGATCAGCGCATCCTTCAGCTTCTGGCGACGACGACGGCCTGTGCCTTGGGCCAGAAGTTCCGCCCGCTCGCGGCTCAGGTGCCGCAGCGCAGTGCGGGCCCTGTGAAACCAGTCCGGGTCGATGAGTTTGTGACCCCGCTGCCGGGCCAGATCAGCCGTCGCGATCTGGGTGCGTATCTTGGCAATTGCGTCGTCAAGCTCGATCAACCGGCGCTGATCATCAGGCAAGCCGGGGCTGATCACGGCCCCAAGGTTTCCCTCGGCGGCCGCGTTGTTGGTGTCAGTCATGGAAGTGTCCTCAGATGGGGTTGGGCACCGCCCCGGCCGTCAACAGGTCAGGGCGGCGCAGCGCGTCAGCCCTTCTTGTTCCAGGGCGCAGACGCCATCTTGGGCGGAGCCGCAGGTGTGGCGAGCGCAGCGGATGCCGGCTTGGCTGCTCGGGCCGCAGCGGCGCGATCCGGCGGCAGATAAGCGACGGCATTGCTCTCGCCGTAACCGTTCTTCGGCGGCCTGACCTTCACCTGGATCGTCATCGGGATCAGGTGCAGTTCCTCGCTGTCACTGACATGCATCTTACCCGTCGCGTGGCAGATAGCCGAGAGCGTGCGCTGCGCGATTTCCACCGTGGTCGGGTTCGGGTTTACGAGGTTCAACTGATCGAAGATCTTCCGGCCCTTGTGCTCGCCCTCAAGGATGTCGAGCATCAGCCAGAGAAACTGGCCCATGCCGTTCTTGGTGACGCGCATTTCGCTTTCGACGATCTGAGCGCGGTATTTGCCCGCGGGCAAAAGCTCTTGGGCGGTGGTGGGTTCAACGCTGGTGGCGTCGAAGGATGTATCGAAACGTGCCATGGTCTTGTCCTTTCAGGGCGATCATTCGGATTGGGGCATGGCCGCCGTGAACTCGGCCCAGCTGAGGCGCAGCGTGTCCGGCAGGCCGTAACGGTTCTTGGCGAGGAAGGCGGGGCGCTCCTCGGTGTGCATGACGCGCGCACCGGACCCGAGCGCCCGGGTCACCTTCTTGTTGAAGCCGACATCAGACTTCGCGACCGAGATCTGATAGTTGGCGAAGAGCACGACATCGGAATGCTCCTGCAGCAGCGCCGAGGCGCGGGCCTGCAGCTTGATCACGTAGCGGTCGTAGGGCTCGTGCTCGGGGCTATCGAAGCGCTTGATGTCGGTATGGGCGATCTGGATAACCGCCATGCCCTTCTGGTCCCGGAGCGCATTCAGCTTATCGAGATATTCGCGCCAGACATTCAGCGCCTCACCATAACCCTTGCCGAAACCGGGGGCTTCGATGGAGGCCCAGCCATTGCGTTGGCAGGCCTCGGCCCAGATCAGGGGTTCCAGCCAATCGACGCTGTCAATGACCACCGTGCCGAACTCGTGGTCCTCGGTCAGCAGCGCATCAAAGGCCCCGGCAACCTCCGCATAGCTCGTCGCCAGCGGAAAATGTGGCACCTGCAGTTTTCCGAGCCCGTCCTCGGTCATGATGAACACCGGCCGATCTGCATCGGCTGCGAAGGTGGACTTGCCGACCCCGGCCACGCCGTGGATCAAAATGCGCGGCGGTGTCAGCGCCGAGGTCATGCACAGGGATGCGAGAGAAATAGCCATCAGGCAGTCCCCTTCGCTTCCAAGACCACCTTCAACGCACCCATTTTGACAGTACGCGCCGGCTCAAACCC